TTGATCCAGATGGGCTACGATCGCGAGTTGGTCGAAGCCAACGCCGGCTACACCGAGGTGGACACGCTGGACGAAAAGCAGGCCCGCTTTGACGATCTTGAGAGCCAAGCGCAGCCCGGCACGAACGACGTCAGCCAACAGGACGTACTGGTCACCGAAGTTTACATCAAGGTGGACTACAACGACGACGGCACCAGCCAGATCCGCCGCGTCGTGTGCCTGGGAACGGGCTACGAGATCGTGGAAGACGAGCCGTTCTACATGTTCCCGTTCTCGGTCATCAGCCCGATCCTGATGCCGCACCGGATGATCGGCCGCGGCGTCGCCGAGCTTCTGCAAGACCTTCAGATCAGCAAGACCGCAATCCTGCGCCAGCTACTGGACAACATTTACCTGATGAACAACGCGCGCGTGGGCGCCGTCGAGGGTCAGGTAAATATGGACGACCTGATTTCGAACAGGCCGGGCGGGATCGTGCGCATGCGGGCGCCGGGCATGGTGCAGCCGATTACGCCGCCGTCCGTCGCTGACGCCGCGTTCCCGCTTCTCAGCTACATGGACAACGTGCGCGAGATGCGCACCGGCATGTCCAAGGCCAGCATGGGTCTGGACGCCGACGCGCTGCAAAGCAGCACGGCCGCTGCGGTCAACGCGACGGTCAGCGCCGCACAGGCCAAAATCGAGATGATTGCGCGGGTCTTTGCCGAAACCGGCGTCAAACGCCTGATGAAGTGCATTCTTCAGCTTGTGCAGAAGCATCAGCAACAGCCGCGCATCATCCGCTTGCGGAATACGTTCGTCCCGATGGACCCGCAGACTTGGGAAAACGAGTTCGACGTTTCCATCAACGTCGGGCTGGGCAAGGGCGACGCGGCGCAGCGTCAGGCAATGCTCGCGCAGGTCGCGGCTAAGCAGGAAGAGATCCTCACCAAGATGGGCATCGACAACCCGCTTTGCACGCTGGGGCAGTACCGGGCGACGCTCGCGAAGATGCTCGACGCGAGCGGCTTCAAGGGCGCCGACGAGTTCTTCTTGGATCCAGACAACCTGCCGCCGCAGATCGCGCAGAAGGTCGCCGAGAAGATGCAGATGGCGCAGAGCCAGCAAAACCCGATGGCGCAGATTGAGGCAGAGAAGGTCAAGATTGAACGCGAGAAGGCGCAGGCGGAACTGGCGCTCAAACGCGAAGAGATGATGGCCGAGCTTAACTTGAAGCGTGAAATGCAGATGGAAGAGATGCGGATAAAGTTCGAACTGCGTCAGCAAGAGATGGCCTACGAGGCGCAGCTTCGCGGCATTGAGGCCGCAAGCGGCAACGATATCTCAACCAACATACCGCGCGCCTGATGGATAACGAGGGGCGCCTACGCGAGGAACTGGCGCGCGGCGCGAAGGCCGATGACCTGTTGCGCAACCCGATATTCCAAGAGGCGTTTGACATCATGCGCTCGCGCTACGCGACTGCGTGGGCCGACACGCCGCCTGACGATGCTGCGGAGCGCGAGCGACTCTACGTCGCCGTCAACGTACTCGAAGACATTTACGATCAGATCGTGGGCGTCATGCAGACCGGCGAGATGGCCGGCCACGAACTAGACGCTGGTGTGAAAGGGACGCCGGTTCACTGATCACGCGGAAGCGTGATGACCAAGCCCGATAGGGCAGTCTCACATACCCAAGGAAAATTATTATGTCGGAAGCAAACCCGGAAGGGACTTCCCTGCTATCGCAAACTGATGCGGTAGATCTTCTGCTGTCACAATCGGCCCCTATAGAGGAACAGCCTGAAGTCAGCGAAGAGCCAGAAGCGGTCGAAGAGCAGGAAGAAGTAACTGCATCGGAAGAGCCGCTTGAAGCCGAAGCCGAAGAGGCAGAGGTTGAAGCCGACGCGGATTACGACGAGGCGGAGGAAGTCGAATACGACGAACCCGAAGCCGAAGACGAAACCGAAGAGGCACCCGCCGAGCCAACGTATAGAGTTCGGGTTGGTGACGAAGAGGTCGATGTACCTGTTTCTGAACTGACAAACTCGTACATGCGGCAAAGCGATTACACGCGGAAGACCCAGCAAGTCGCCGAGCAGCGTAAGGCTGCGGAGGCGGAACTGGCCGAAGCGTCAGCGCAGCGGCAACGCTACGCAGAGCAACTTGCAACAGTAGAGCAGGCGCTCAGTCAATCGGAGCCGACCCAGGAATACTGGGATCAACTGTATCAGTCCGACCCGCTTGAATACACGCGGCAGCGCGACCTGATGCGCGAGCGCAAAGACGCGCTTGAGCAGGTTCAGATCGAGCAGAAGCGAGTTCAAGACGAACACATGGCCCAGCTTCAAGCCGCCGCGCAGACGCGCTTGGCGGAAGAGCAGGAGCGCATAAAGGAACTGATACCGGAGTGGCTCGACCCGGAAGTAGCGCAGCGTGAAAAGACGCAGGTCGTCACCTACGCGCAACGGGTTGGCTACTCGGAAGAAGAACTTGCGAATGTTTCAGACGCCCGCGCGGTTGCGGTCATCAGGAAGGCGATGATGTACGACGAACTGATGAGCAAAAAGCCGGCGGCGCAGAAGAAAACGCAAAAGGCTCCGAAGATGACCAAGGGCGGTCAGCCGAAAAGCAAGGCGCAAATCTCAGCCCGGCGAAAGCAATCTGCTCTCGCGAACATCAGTAAGTCCAAGGGGCGTGCCTCAGTGGACGCCGCCGTGGACTACCTTCTCACCAAATAGGAGGCCACTATGGCTACTTATACGACCGCGACCGCTATTGGACAGCGCGAGTCGCTTGCAAATGTTATCGAAAGAATCGACCCGGACGAAACGCCAATCTTTAGTAATGCGAAAAAGCAGACCACTAAAGCGGTGTTCGAAGAGTGGCAGGTACAGGAATTGACCGCTGCTTCTGATAGTAATTATCAGAATGAGGGTGCTGATTACTCGTTTGTTAACCCGACGGTTACTTCAAGATTTGGTAATTATCATCAAATCTCTGTCCAGGCCGCTGCTGTCAGTGGCACTCTCGACGTTGTCGATAAGGCAGGTAGAGACAGGGAATCGGCATACGTTCAGGTGCTCAAGAGCGTCGAGCAGCGTCGCGATATAGAAGCGGCTCTCTTCAAGAACGAAGCGCGTTCCTCTTCCGATCCCCGGAAGGCGGGCAAACTTCTGTCTTGGATCACCAACACGGTGGTCGAGGGTGCTACGACTACGCCGACCGGTGACGGCACTGACGTCTCCGATATGGCTGGCACCAACGCCGCTCTGACGCTCGCCAAGATCGACAGCGCGATGAAGGCTGCCTACGACGACGGCGGACAGCCCGACATGCTTGTCGTGTCGCCCGCCAACAAGGTTGCGTTCTCCGATCTGTCATCCGGCAGCGCGGTGACCAACCAGTTGCACATGACGGCAAATGCGCCGACCGATGCCATCATAATCGGTTCGGTCAGCATGTATTTGACCGACTTTGGAACCCTCAACGTCGTCATTGACCGTCAGGCAGCTAACACGGAAGTGCTGCTGCTCGACAGCGACTACTACAGCATCGGCCACCTACCGGGCCGCATGTTCTCGGTGTCTGACGTGGCGCCCACAGGCGATGCTCAAAAATTCGCTATCGTTTCTGAGTGGACGTTGATCGTCAAAGCGCCGAAGGCCCACGCGGCCGTGGTTGACCTCTCCACGTCGTAAGACGCGAGACCAACCGATTAGATCGGGTCGGCACCTTCGGGTGCCGGCCCTTTTTTTATGAGGAAATTATGAAGCTACCTCTCACTGAAGACAAAGCAGCGGGCAAGAAGACCTACATGCACTTCAGCGGCGACGACAAGACCGTCGTCACCGAGCAGAAGGTCGATCACATTCTGGAGCATAACAAGCGCCAGGCGAACGATTGGAAGTACGGCAACCTGATGGGCAACACGCAGCGTCATCAGCAAAAGGTCGCCGAAATCCCCGCCACCTTGTACTACGACCTGGTCAAAAAGTTGGGCGACCCCAAGCACAACATGGCGGCGTGGAAGCGTTGGCTTAATGATCCTGAGAACCGCTTCTTCAGGACAACCGGCGGTTCAGTCTGATGGCTATCACCTCGTTCAGCGAGTTGAAAACGGCAATAGACAACTGGCTTGCCAGAAGCGATTTGACTAGCCGCTCGCCAGAATTTATCGCGCTCGCTGAAGCTCGTATGAACCGCGAGTTGGAGACGCGCAGCCAAGAAAAG